CGCACCGCGCGGGCTTCGCACCCCCGCAGACAGGCGTCGACAAGGACCTCGCGACCCAAGCCCCCACCTGCCCCACGACCTCAGACCGTCTGGGTTGCATCCGAATACGCCCGGAACAAAGCAGTCTACTATGTTCCTACGGGCCGACCTAGCAGATCGGCAACTCCCTGCATTTTAGGCAGCGTTTAGACTAGGACACCCCAGATCCCTCACCGGATTACTCCAGTCGAGGCCATCTGAACCATAAGGCCGTACGGATCCCAAGCATACGTTCCCCGATGCAATTCAATGCAAACGCGAGGTTTAAACGAGGATTCGGCCTACTAACCGGGCGGCGCGCCTGCCCAAGGCCCCACTTTGTTCAAGCAACCCCTGGAAAGAAGAGAATAGGGAATCCCACCCAAACCGGTTAGGGCTAACAGCTTTCGGCTGCGCCCCCCGTTCCTCAACCAACCAGCTCGTGCCGTCACTCCGTATGAACCGAGGACATGTCACAGATATACCGCTGTAACACCGGTCCCTCAACACCACCACCCTATCCGCTTTTCTCGAGAAACGCACCCGCCCAAAGACGGATGGATTCCTCCTTCGACAGAACCAATCCCAGGCCGCAGCTCGGCTAAGCCGCAACATGCGCCTATACTTTCTACCCGGAGGAAGTCCATAAGGGACGCAACCTTGCCGGATCAGTTCCATCTCCGTATCGGTAGTCGAGAGTGGTATGACCCCGTGCCAACGGTGATCATCGACGGCGCCGCGATATAAAGCTTCCCAGGCGCGACGCTCATCCACGCTGAACTTCCAAACAGATTCAGCGTGCCACCCCGGGGGGACACTACCCGACTGAGCGGGCAGAATCGGTTCCTCTATCCGTTCGAGATAGAAGAGTTCCCGATGCCAGAGTTTTCCGTCCCTGAGCATCCCCTCGTCCACCGCCAACCCCAGACCCCGAGTGAGCGAACGGCGACTCGCTAGAATCGCCTTCAAGTTCTGTTCTAGAAACCACGCGCGAACTACACGTGATCTCTGTCGTCCCAGACCTGCCGCCACAGAATAGAACCGACTATTCAATGAACGGATCTGCTCGGGCAACGCCCCCTTCTTCCAGCACGCGGATGGCCGAACGAAGCCGACCAAGCGCCCACCGGTACTTGATGCTTTGAAGGGTGTAGAGTTAAGGGTGAAGAACCTGGAGTCCTTCATGGTTTTCCCCTCACTCAGCGTCAACCCGCCCTTAGCTACACCAGACCGCCAAAGGTCATATTCAACTGGGGTTGCCCTAAAGACAATATCGTCCCCATTGATCTTAACCGGTACTCGCCTACGCACAAAGTACCGGAAAGTGATGTAGTTTACCAGGCACAACATGGGGAAAGAAGTCAACTGCCCCATTAACTGGCCCCGCCGTTGCCGGAACGGCTGATCATCAGCCGACCCAGAGCTCTGAGCCCTCCTAGAAAGACTCAGGTCCGACTCGTAGGTCGACAGCGCGTGCTCCTTTATGCCCTCTGGTACAGAGGTAGAATTGTCAAGCAAGGCGCGCATGATGGCCATCTGGAGCGATGAGTTGAGATTATCCGTGGCACTTTCGTAGTCACCACTTACGAACAACTCACCCTCAGCGGGCGTGAAGCCTTTAAAAGAACTTGGCTTCGCGTCGCCCCTTAGGAGCCAATCAAAACGGGAAAGGTGATCGTACATGCTGTGATGAAGAGCACGAAGAGCATTGTCCACACGAGGAGGTAGACTAATGATCCGCCACTTCCCACCGGACTCCACAGCCTGTACGACAGAAACCCCCCGGGTCTTAGCTTTATTGGCAGACAAGACGTAGGAGCAAAACTCAGAACGCTCCGCATCCGTCATACCGTCCAGCCCTCTCGACCCGCCCTTCATTCTCGACCACTCCGCACAAGAAGTCGTCGGGAAGAAGCTTCTCCGACCATAACGTTCGTAGCGACCCCGGTCCCACCCATACTTAAAAAGCCTCTGAGTCAAAGAGACTGCAAAGGATAAAAAGTGGGGATCCGGCTCCTCCTGAGCTGAGGACAGCCGCTCGACGTAAGGTAGGAGGGGAGGTTTCTCCTTTGGAACAACCTTCCGAAAGAGAAAAAGCGAATGCGAAATCCCGAAACGAGACTTCGCTGACAGCCCGTGGAGAAGAGGCCGCCAAGGATGTTTTCTACCTTCTACGAGAGCTCCGCAGAACTCGCGTATCTCCGTACAACTAGACAAGTCAGGTAAGCGTAAGTCGACACCGTAAACAGTCGACAAACACTTAGAAAAACTGACAAGCCTGTCTAAGGTAGATTGGGTTTCAGAACCGACACAACTCGTCAGATCGTGAGATTTACGATGTCGGTACCCTGCCTTCATGGCGAAACTGAACAGACCAGGATTTTGGTCCTGGTGTGTTGTAGTGAGATGCACCAGCCAACACCAACTGGTTTCGTTAAGGTCTCTCCAGACCGACGTGCCAGCGACAAGCACCACGGGGGGGGACGTACGCACACGGAGTTCTTAGGGGTATCGTTGACCCGGAGCATTACTCCCGAGTTCTGTAGGATCTTACATCCCACGTCCTGCATTAGGAACTCACCCAGAAAAAGGTATCGAGCTGACCCGACCCTAGTTCGCCTTTCGGTCGAACGCCGCCTAGCAACCCCCAGGCTACCCACCACGTTACGGTGGACCTACCAGTATTCACTAAATTACTGGCTGGCCACGCACAAGCCGGTGAC